ATCAATTGGGTCTGTATCAACAATAGCTGTTGGGTCGTTTAAAAATAAATTAGTTAAGTTACCAAGCGCACTTGTAAATATGGTATTACCAGACGCAAAATATAACCTATCTCTAAAAGTTGTAATTGCATTAATTCTTGACTGTACTGCGGCTTCGTGATTACTTGTTGAAAATATAGTTGGTCCTGGATTTGTATACTTATCACCATTTGTTCTGTGTTCCCACTCAATTGGAGCCATAGTCCATAAACTAGTGGGAGTACTAGCATTAAATATAATTTGTTGTGGAAATCTTTTTTTATCTAATACAGAAAAACAATCTGGTGATCTTATTTTTTGAGTGTATGGTATGGAGTTATTATCTAACACCCTATAATAACCAGCCTCTGCTGATAAGTATGGTGATTTAATATAATAAATTTTACCTAAACCACTATAGTTATATAGATTAGCTAAGACTGTTTGTGCATTAGTATCAAGTTCATATAAGTTTGTACCAGCTGTTAGGTTAAGTCCGTTGTTTGCTATTTTTTCTACATATGATGGTGGAAGCTTAACCTCACTAAAATCATTTAAAGATTGTCCATAATAAGCTTGAGCCGTATCGTGCCATACAAAGGTATCTACATACGGAAAATATCCAGAATATACAAAGACATTGGCAGTTGATGCTGATGTTACAGTTCCCTTAACTTCTTCAACAGTAAATGTTTTTCCAGTTGATTCTGCTTGAAAACCAGAGAAAACAAAATAATTATTTTGATTTAATATTGCATAGTATTTATTAGATATGTTAGGTTTGACTTTAGATTGAATTGCTACAGTTGGAGCAGTATATTCTATAATATTTTCAATACTGTTTTTATACACATATGCGCCAGTAACTGGAGATAGTTCAGTATCACTTGTGTTATGTATTGTAATAGTTTTATAACCAGTTGACAATCTTGGTGGAATAAATGTAAAACTAGTTGATGAAGCTACAACAATATTAGTACCTTGTACGCCATCTACAAATACCCTAAGTGGGTTAGTAGCACTGGTTCTAAAATTAGATCCAGTTACTGTAATTGTAGCAGTACCAGCTGCTGAAGCTAATAAACTAGCAGGAGCAATACTTGTTATTTGTGGCATAAGTTTTGTTACTATGCAAGCTTCATTACTAAAAGCTGCTGCTATATTAGCCGATGTAGTAATCGTAATAGTAGTGATAAGTGAAGCAGTTACAGCAGAAATTACAGTATAATAACCAGAAAGATTTCCATATGTTGGAGTCATTTGAGCATACATATCTAAATAAATATAATCACCAGCATTAATACCAGCCGCAGATGACATTACAGAACCTGTGTAATTTAATACGATTGTTAAAGTAGTTGGAGTAGCTGTAGCGTAATTTACTACAGCAGAACTAGTATTTTCACATCCTTGAAGCCAAATACATTTTTGATTTGGACCTGGATATATAAGTGAATTATAAGTTGCACTATCTACGGATTTTAAAGAGTTAGTTACTCTAATATTTAAACCAACAACATTTATATATCTGTATGTATCAGAATAAACTGCGGTACGAGATGGATATAATGAACCAAGTGGTGTTTTATTTATATGTATAATAATTTCAGTATCACTTAATATTGTAAATGATGTATTAAATTTAAACTGTTCATTACCAGTAGTACTATTTCCATATGGTAAATTACCAGATACTTCAACATTTGTTACTGTTGAAAATTGATTTCCTCTTATAATTATATCTTGTGGATCGTCACTTATAGGATTTAGGTAAGGGTATATTATATATGTATTGGGATTAATAGACTCAATAGATAATTCTTCTCCATTAGTTAGTGTATCGGGTAATTCTACAGAAGTAGTAAATGTTATTGTATCATCAACCGCTACAAGTTGTCCTGTTGATTTACCAGCAATACTAAATTTCATTGCGTTTGGTTCAAGGTTATTAATATACCATTTATTATCTTCGCCAAATGAATATCTAATTGTTGTATAATATTTTATTGATTTACCAATAACATCTGGAGTGCTTGTAGTACTTCCATCAAGATTAAACATTGTTGGATTACTTATATTATCAGAAGTAAAACCAGCTTTTACAAGTTTATTTAATATTAATAGATCTTTATTTATTGGTGTTATCTTTAAAACATCAATAGCATTATTAGTGTTGTTTCCAAAAGTAACATATAATCTTGTATCAAGTTTTACAAAATTATTTGTTTGGTTTCCTTGTGTTCTGTTAGTCCAAGTATCATCCGTGTTTAATTGAAATGCGTAAATTAACTTATCATAATATAATAAATTACCCGATATTGCTGGTAGGGTTGTCACACAAGACACTCGAAATTTATAAGCATCTTCAACAACCGTGACAAAAAACTCACCAGATGTTGGTAATGATCCAGCAGATACTGTTGTAAAATCAAGTTGAATACTATCGCCAACAGAGTAAAGATGTTCTTCAGTAGGAGAAGATACTGTAATATAAGCTGCATTAGCATTATGTGTATATGTACCAGAAGCTATACTTGCTGAATAATTTATAGCAATTAAAAACCTATTGGCTTCATTAATAGTAAACCAATAAAATAAATAATCGTTTTCAATTGTACTTAATTCCTCAAGAGGATATAAATCAAATCTTTCATTATTTGAAATAGCTTCAAAATTAGATATAATACCAGTAGCACTAGATTGCGGTAGAATATTAAAACCTGGTCTTTTTTCTATTGATCGTTCAATAGATAGTAATACATTATCTAATACGCTAGACTCAGACGGTAATCTTTTAGATTGTGCTTGAGTACTAACACCACCACTAAGGGTGTAGATAGGTAATCGTACTGCCGAGGATGTTGTGCTTGCAGCTCTTTTTCTTCTTGGCATTAATGACCACCATTCCAAAATCTTCTAAAAGTATTATCATTTAGATAGGGGTTTCTTAAAGCTGCTCTCTTAACATTAGCGTCACCACTCAGAAAAATATTTCTTTGTTTCTTATTTATATCTGAAGCCTTACCAATAAGTTTATATAAGTATTCTTTATCAGCCAAGTAAGAATCTGTTGCTTGATCGCCCTGTGTTAAGATCTGGTATGATCTACTAGCTGAAGTACAAATAGAAAGTTGAGCTGTTGTATCTAAATGAGACCACTTTAACTTCATAATAAGCTCAATAAAATACTCATCTGTAGCTTTCCAAAATTCTGTATCCTCTGTAAAGTTATATAAGTAAACAGAATTAGCACCACCAGTACCATTATTAAATACCTTAGCTACAATAAGTTCACTGTCGCTTGTTAAATGAGTTGATTTAAGTGTAGCATCTAAGATTCCCTCATCATCAGAATCACCCATAGGTAAATATATTCTAAGATTTACATCGGGTTTTCTTTTTATTGTTTTTTTATTATTACATAAACCCCTAATTTGAAAATCAATACTTGATTGTTCAATTAAAAAATCTATAATACTTGTATCTACAGAAGAACTACCAGATAAGTCTGGTACTGGTGATTCTCCAGCAGCCATTAAAATTTTATTAGTAGCATCCAGCTTTGTTATAAAACCCATAGTAGTATCCTCCTTTTTGTAAGAAATCCCCCAGCCCCACTTAAGGGACTGAGGGTTAAATTATATAGTAAACAAGCGATTAAGCTTGTAAGTATTCCGCACCAAAACCATTAGTAAGATTTTGAGTTCTAGTACCAGATACACTGTTACCATCTAAGTGTGCAAACAAAACAGCTCTTGTTTGCGCTCCAGCAGATGCTCCAACCAAAGCCTTGCAAAGCTCAGGCTTAATAATACCAGTACCTTTCATCATAGATGCAACGGTAAATTGCGTATTGCGTCGAACATCAGCAATAGAATCAACCTTCATACCTTGCAATGAAAGACCAGCAACAGCTTCGGTTTGGAAAATAATACCAAACAAACTAAAGCCAGTATAACCTTGGGTAGTACCAGTACTAAGATAAGAAGTTGCACTAGCATTAAGATTATACTTAGAACTACCAATGTTATTAGCAGTAACATTGTATGCGCTAGATGGTAAGTGATTAGACTTAACAATCTTTACACCCATGTAGTCAAGACTATCAGCCATACCATTCATACCACCATCCAATGTCACACCCTTACCACCGTAAGCTTGACCACCAGTAAACAGTGGTTGGTTTGTAAAAGTGCTAGTTGATCTAGGAATACCAAGCGCACGAATTACTTGGAATACCTTTGGTCTTACAACACAATAAACTGTGCCAACCATAACATCATTTTCTTGACAAGAAACAAGATAATTTTCAATTTCTTGTAAAAGTAACAATGCATCACCAGAATCACAATTTGCAGCAGTATTAGATGCAGCAACAATAGCTGGGTTTTGAAACGCAGCTGAAATATTAGGTCGTGGATCATTTGAAATTGGACCAACAGCACAAGCAGCAAGCAACGCTACAGCCAATTGCTTATCTCTTGTGTTAGCTAAAGTAATACCAGATTGACGAGCCAGCTCTGATCTAAAATCCCATTGAGTAATTAAAGCATCAATGTTATCTGTTTCAAAGTGAGCAGCCATTGGTCTCTTATCAAGACTAACCTTGAATGAAGAGCTGGTTGAGTTAGTATCTCCGCTGTAAGCACCAAGCTCAACGCCTGAGTTCCACGATGGATTCAAACCAACAACACCAGTAACAGGGAATTCCCAAGTTACTCCACCAGTCAATGACTTAGTTGTAACCATGCTTTCAAACATATTATACTGATCATATGCATGAATAACC